GTCAATTTCACGCTGACGGATGATTTCTGCCTCTTTGTTGGCACGCAATTCTGCTTCTTTGCGAGCGGCTTCACGCTCTGCGGCAATAACAGCCATTTGCTCTTCCATGCTTTTTACACGGGTATCTGCTTCTTCAAGACGCTTGTACATCTTGTCTTTTTCCTGTTTGCGGATGTTTTCAACATCGTCCTCAGAAAATACTTTTCCATTTGTTTTAGACATTGCGTCTTCTACAAATTGCTCCACCATTGGAGCATCCATTGGGACGGAAATAATGTCCCCTTCGGGACTACTGTTCTTTGCCATGAGTGTTACCTACTTTGTTAGTTTGGCTTTTAGGGTCTTAATTGATATGACTATTTATTCTTCGTCAGGCACACGGCGCTGGGCGAACCTTGCTCCGTATGCCTTGCTTACAAGTTGATTTACCATCTGCTCTTCTTGGGGGGTAATGACTGGACCAGGCATTGGTCCCCCATCAGGAGAGCCTCCTGCTGAAGATACACTAGCACCTCCAGCCGAAGTCATTTCAGGACCGTCAGGTCCTGGAACCATACCAGTGGCAAGCATTACTGCCATCTGGATTTGAGCATTTAGCATGTCAAGAGCGCCTTGATCCATAGCGTCATCTTGCAATTCCTCAAAGATTTCGTCCATCTTTTCATTCGGGAATTCTTCGCCAAGAATACGCAAGGCACCACGCTTGGATTCCAAACCAAGTGCCATCTTTGCTTGAACCTCATTGAGTTTAATAAGTTGGTCAACAGGCAATGGCTCAGGCCAGTGGACAGTTGTCTTATAGGTCAAAGGGTCAGCAGGATCTAATTGAGTTGCTTGGTCACGCTCAGGCATAGCCGATTTGCTTGGGTTGTACTGGAGCATTTGTGGCTCAAATACAGCCGCTGTACGGATAACAATTTCGTTGACACGCTCAAGACCCTTAGTAAAGTGAACCTTTTTCATCATAAAACGGTTCATCATTGGCTGGTATTGAATAGCCAAAGCAACGCCAGATGTGTTAGACACGGGCTGGAATTGACCAAGTGCAGTTTCAGGAACACCAGTCATTTCGTGCATAGTGCGCTTTAGGAACTGGATGTACTCCAAGGCTCCTGACATCTCACCACGAGACTCAAGGTTGAAAACGCTGGCATCTTTAGGAAGACCTGCCCACACTTTTTTAGGTCCACGCTCCAACTGGGAAGCCTTAGCACCAGTGATGATAGTGACAGGTGCGGCGTGGTAGTTGATGATGTCAGAAACTTCAACCATCTTTTCGTTAAGTTCACGGTTCAATGGGATGATGTCCCAGATGTCTGACTGACCCCAAGGAGATGATGAGATAGAAGTATTTGGAATATGTACAACAGGAATTGTGCCCAAAGCATTTGGATATTGGTCAATCAATTCGTCATTGATGAACTGTTGAATCATGTCGTCAGAAAGGATTTCAGTGAAGGTATATACCTGACGAGTTCCTTCAGGAGAGGTACCCCAGAAACGGTATTTAAGTTTAAAGCGCAACAAACGATCACGGTCATGTGGGTGATACTCAGGAAAACAATGCGCTGGGTTCAAAGGAATAATACGAATTCTTCCTTCAATGGGAACACCTACGGAGTCCACATAAGGCTCTTCATAAGCAACTTTGACAAAACAGTCACCAGTTACAGATGCTAATTGACCCATTTCCCAAAGAACATAATGCTTTGAGTTATGGTTTTCCCATACTTGAGCCAATAGATGTGGAATAATTGCGGCATTTTGCTCAGGACAACGGAATTGAATACCTTTACCAAAGCAGAAGTTGGTGATGTAGTCCGACATTACACGGACATAGTTCATGTAGAACTGAGATTCACCCATCTCACGGCGATATGACCAGTGGTGACCAAGGTACCAAGCCCATGCCGCAGAGTAACGGTTCAGGCGTGGGCCATGAACCTCAAATTCTTCGTCTGCGAGTTCTACCAATCCAAGAGGAGAAATAGCAACTGTAAGGTCGCTAGATGCCGCTCTATAAGATGGGGACCAAAAGTCCATTGCCATAAGTTAGACCTTACTACTTTTTCTTTGGTGGTGGTTTCAATTGACTACCAGTTCCAAGAAAAATAAAGTTTCCTTGACCTGCTGGCACCACTGCCTTTTTCTTACCACGACCACGGGAAAAAGTTTGTCGTTCTGTTGTGTTTCCAAATACTACTTCATCACCAATAGGTGCGTCAGAAGTAGTATATCGTTCTGCTTCACCTGGTTGTAACTCCACATTACCACCTGCACGCTTTAGTACATCGGGGTGTAATGGGTTATATTCAGTAGTAAATGTACGAAGGTTAAAATTACCCATCTGATTCCCAGCAACAGTAGCACCACGGGCTTCCTTGTTTCCTTGAGAAGTTTCTGGGTACACTTTAGAAACATCTAGGAAAACCTGTGGAGTTTCGTTCTCGTCTTCGTCAATCCAAGTGCCAAGTGCTCTATGTGGACGGCCTGTCAAAGCGGCGTGGTGTTCTGGAGTATGCATATAGCGGGTAACATCACTCACACCAAAGTCATCTACAGGAACACGGTCTTCAAAGCCACCAAGTGATACAGAAGTTCCCGATTCAGCAGGCTCACCTGTTAATGCAAAAGTAGTAGACCCACCATATTTTTTGGTAGTTTCGGCTACTGTGCTAGGGTTAACCTTGTTAACCTTGTTGTATTCAAAACTGTCAGGATTAACAATTTCATCAGCGGGCATTAATTGCCAGCCTTTGAAGCCGCTTTCTTAGCAGGAGCCACTTTCTTAGCAGAAGCCTTTTTAGCAGTGGCTTTCTTTTTAGCCACTTCTGCCTGAACTTCTTCTACAAGTTCTGGAAGTTCTTCCGAAGCCTTGGCAAGAAAGTTTGCTGTACCCCTGTCACCGATCATGGTGCTTGCATAGGCAAGACCTGTGATAACAAGAGGCATGATTGCAGCCTGTGCGCCTGGGTCAATGTTTGCCTTAGCAAGAAAAAACGAAAGTGCGCCGACAACGGCACCTTTTAGAGTCTGGTCTGCGACCTGCTGGTTCTTTGTAGCCATTAGTGCTCCTTAAATGGGTCACTTAATGATACTATTTTTTTACTTCTCGTTCTTGCGTAAAGGCTTGGAAGGGTGAACCCGTATATGGGTCAAATTTGCTGGCTACAGCAAGAGCCTTGTTAGCAATAGTTTTTGCCTGTTGCGCACTCAGTTTCTTACCCCCTGCAAGGGTCTGTAGGGCACCAAGAGCATAGGAAGACCCTGTACCAATGGCATAGATTCCAGCCGTGTCCGATGTCCACGAGTAGTCTCCGTCAATAATATAGAGGGTTCCATGAACCACCAAAATAATGGTGGACCCATGTTCAGCCATATGTTCAGAGCCTTCACGCTCTGGGACAGAATAGCCCTGCTCGTCAAAGCAAGTTCGTAATGCTGGGATGAACTGTCGGGTAATGAACTGGTCTAACTTTTTGCCGTAGGCATGCAAGGGTGGAGGAGGTGGTGTGAAAGCGTGATGAAGGATGTTGATGGCTCTCACATCACCTGCGGCTCCAAGGATGTATTTACCATTTGCGGCAATCTTGCTAGAACCTGCCCCAAGTGTAGTTACTTGATATGCCATACCTGATTCGTCAAAAGACGATATACGACTGTCAGTACAAATAACAGCGTAGTTGTCACCCTGAATACCTACAATAGTTGTCATTATGCTTTGTATTCCTTGTTGTGGTACATCGCCCAACCATCACGAATAGGGATCATCTCAAGATTGAATTCAGCGTCACCGTCTTTGTATGTCACCACACAGAGACCTTGTTGCCAATTCTCAGTGATAGTCATTGGACGACCATCAAGGTCAATACCACCCTTAGTGGAAGGTACAACACCATCTACACGAGCAAGACAACCAGCGGAGGCGGCAAGAATAGTTTTGCGACCATCGTAGTCTTCACGAGTTACTTCAGCCCATTCACGGCGATGAATATGTCCATAAAGAACTGATGTCTTCTCATTAGCCAAATACATGTGTGCTGTAGAGCCATTGCTCTTAACACGAGTACCGTGGATAACTTTCAACTTCTGGTTAATCCAGTAGTAACCAGCAGGGTAACCAGGAACATACTTAACATTAAAATCATCAAAACGACACAAGAATGGAACAGATAACACAGGCCAGTTATCTGGTGTGTCTCCACGCCTCAAACCAAACGAAGCCTTAGCATTGTCCAATGTGTAGTTAACAAGTCGTTCTTCGTGGTTACCTGCAAGCCAAACAATCTCAGCATCAGGTGCTACTGCACGAAGGCGAGCACACAAAATAGTGGCGTAATCAATGGACTTTTGAGTCGTCAATGCATAAGCAGGACTAAGTCGGTATTTACCAAACTCAGCAAAGTCCAAGTTATCACCATGCATAACAACTTTTTCAGGCTTCAAATCCTTAATCATTGCAATACAAATATCAATAGCGGCTTCGTCATGTATTGGTTCTAGTTCACCGTGTGAGTTACGGAAATAACCAATCTGCATATCAGGAAGAACTACTGCTGTGTTCCATTCTGTTTGCTTGTTACTCTTTGTAACTTTTACAGGTGGCAACTTAACTGCTGGTCCCTGATGAACAGGATTCCATTCAGGACCTTCTGCCCACTTGGGTGAGAACTGAATAGCACTTAAGTCATGTATTTGTGCTTCACCGTCAGCATCTTTTGTTAAAGATTGATAAAGAGATACACGCTTTACAGAACCAATTTCATTGACATCAATGTTTTGTCGTTCTAATACTTCAAGCAACTTACCAAGAGCCTTGGCATTGTTTGCTGGTTTATTAAGATCACTCGCCAAGTCGCTCACAAGGGCACTCTCCATTTATGTGTCGTTGAATTGTACTGATGCTGACGGAATGACCGTGCTTACGCAAGTTTTGTGTGAGCCATGACGCACTGTAAGTTTTTGAACGACCTTGACCTCTATCGGCTTTAATCAATTCAATGGCTTTATTAAGAGCCTCAATATCTTTTTCTTCCATGTCTGACATCATGACGGACAACTTGCAATGAACTTGGTTAGCGTTCAAGCGAGGTGCCATCAAGTCGTCATACAAAGACCTTTTGTCTTTGTTTGCCATCTTGACTCCCTGGGGTATCTATGCAAAGTTCTATTCAAGAACTTATTGTGCATCGTAGCA